CTCTACGTCACACGCAATACATCTCATTCAATAAGTTCCTCTACAGGTGTTAGTTTATCCTGATCTAAGAAATATGCGGGTCTGTTACGACCAAAAGGATCACCCCAGTTTTCCTCTTGTACTATATCATTGTAAGTGGCATAACCAACTACAGTATACTCAGGAAACTCCCCTACTACTAACAAGTACACCTCACACTTATCGTGCTTCTTGTGAGGCATGACAATAAGTCTGCCTGTTCTATACTTCGTTGTCTTCACATCAACAGTTTTACCCTTGTGTGTAATATCATGTGCTGATAACTCACTTGCTTGAAAATCTGTCTCAATATCGTAATACACATTTAGAATCTTAGCTGCTGCCATCTCAGAGCCAACGCCATCAACGTCAATGTTCTTGTAAGAATCTACATTAACTACGTTTTTTTCCTGTCCAAAACCTTTCTCTCTGGCGTTTTCATAACGCATCTTTGCAATGGATTGACAAACTTTCTGTTCGTTCTTCCCTAGCTTATAAGATATCATCATGCTTCTCCTCACGCTGTGTTAGTCGTCCTGTAGCCTCATTGTAGAATACTTCACAGGCTTTACCAGTCTTTCCAGTGTACCTGTTCTTCAACACCCGCAGCACGGTCGTGTTTCTGACAATAGGATCGTCACTCTGACTGTTACGTTCAGCACCGATGACTGCATCAGAGAGCTGTGCAATCGACGCAGAGCCACGTAACATACCAAGGGAAGTGACAGCACCGTCCTCCAATTGCTTCCCTTCAGGGCGTCGTAGGTGGCTCACAAGGAACATACAAATTCCCATCTCCTGCACGAACGTACGCAGCTTAGTCATAATCATATCTAAAGCACGTCGTTCATCACCGTTGCTCTGGTCAGAGACAAGGATAGAGACGTGATCCAGTACGATATAACGTACGCCTAGTACCTTGACGAAGTATCTCATACGGCCCAGTACATTTTCTATCTCGTTACTACCGAAGTGTTCCCACAGATAGACACGGTTTTCATAGTCCATCGTATCGTACACTAGGTCAATGTCTTGATCGTCGTACTCACAGTCGGGTAGGTGTATCGGTTTGTTCAGTTCAAGACCTACTAGTCCACGCATGGTACGCTCAGGTGTCTCCTCAAGAAACATCAAGCCAAGGTTGTCCTCAGACTGTGCCATTATGGAACTGACTACCTCACGCAGGAGAGTAGACTTACCCAGTCCTGAGCCTGCACAAATAGTAACCAGCTCTGCTGTGCGTATACCATACAGGTGTTTATTCAGCCCCTCGAATGGGTACTGTACCTTCGCCTTGGTAAGTGGCTTCTTAATCAGATCACGTAACTCACCAGCACCAACGATACCTTCCGGTGTGTACGGTTGCGCGGACCAGAATACTTTGGTGTACGCCTCCGATTGATTGTTAACAAGGTAATCACACGCATCCTTGTAGCCGTTGACGTGCTTAACAATCCTTGCTTTGTTACCGAACAGATCAGCACATTCCTTTGCTGCCTTCTGTCCCGGCTCGTCAGCATCGAAGCATATAACAATGTTCTCGAAGCTGTTCAGCCAATCATAAAAAAGGCGACAGTCCTTTGCCGCCGAAGTCGCACCGTTGCGAACGGACACTACTGGAAACTTTGATCCTGTCATCTGGTGTGCAGCCAAGGCGTCGTACTCACCCTCAACAAGAGTCACATACTTGCCACCCTCAGAGAACAAGTGCTGTCCATACAACCCTGCTCGCTTCCAATCACCAACGATACTGAATCGCTTGTCTGGGTTACGAACCTTCGCCGCCACTGGTTTAGTAGGATCTGACGGGTCATAGTAACCGAATGTTGTAACATCACCCTGCTTCAGAGCTGCGTACTTCTTCGCCGTCGTTCCTGTAATTAAACGGTCGGTGATGGTACGGTACTCCGCTGTGATTAAACGGTGTTCTGTCTGAGTGAATGACGGCTTAGGCTTATCGCTGATAGAACCTAGCTCTCTGATGTTATCTACCTTGTCGGCAGGTGTGTATGCGTCACAGACAAAACACTTACTTGAGCCGTCGTCGTTGTACGCTAACCCGTCACTGCTGTTACAGTCAGGGCAAGGCTGGTGTGTCTCAGTGAATGCCATGTCTGCCAGCTCCCATGTCAGTGTACAGTTCGTCAATCTCACCGTCGTCCATTGCTTCTAACAAGTCGGTGAAAAAACCAGCTGCAATGTCCATCGCTTCGAGTAGCGTTAACGATGTAACCTGTCGTTCAACAAGCTCTACAATCTTACTCTCTTTAGAGATACTCATAGGATAAATACCTTATAAGTTAATATTAAAATGTTTGTCTTTTATGCTTTCTGCATAGAGTCTAACATTACTTTTCTTCGTCGCGCAAGCTTTTATATTCTTCGATGTCATCCTGTTCAAACTCCTCCGCGTAATTTCCCTTTGCTTCCCAGTAATCTTGGTAGTCGTCGTGCCATACTTCCCATGATTCTCTTTCACTGTTCATAAAACCTCCGTTGTATGCTTGACAATTCGATATTGTTTACCATTGCCACGTTTTGTTTGGACGTAGTGCTTCGCTTGCTCAATACAGTCTATTGACCACACCTGCGACCACACGTCGTCGTATAACTCTATGATATATATTGTATGAATACCAATCATGTGCATGTTTCCTCCTAAATCATGTTGACATATTCGTCGTTGATAATTGTCTGCACGTGTACGTAACCTTCAGGCCAGTACGTATATGATTCCTTGAGTGCCTTCGCTGTTCGGTGTACTGACGCTTCAAAGTGTTCAAACATTCCTAGTTCCTCTTTGTAGTACCAGAACGGTATGCGTAACACTGGCTCTGCTGGGCCGTGCTGCTCGTAGTACACGATTATCTCAGCGTCGTTACTGATGGGTCCGTCGTTACCAAAGTGTTTTGTATGGTCGTTGTCTGGTTGTTTCATGTTCACCTCTCTTTATCTATTGTCAACCATGCGGTTAAGATGATGGCGGAAAAGATCATTGCGATAAAGTACAGTAAATTAAATTCCATCTTTAGCCCCTAAGAATTTGTCGAGTTTACCGGACCGTCTGAGCTTTGCAATAGCCCGGCTCTCGATTCGTTTAACATCCGTCTGTGTGATACCTAATGCGTCAGCGATCTGCTGCTGAGTCATGAAGTAATCATACTGTTTGCCTTTCTTTTTAGACACTGCTGCCCGCCTTATCGTATCTTGACAAAACAGCAAGTCTCGCTTTCAATTTTATAACAAGAGTATCTGCCCTTGAGATAAGCCGAAGCCGATGCGTTGATCTTGCTTTGGTCTTCTATGTTGGCAGTGAACCACTCGCCTGGCTTCATAGACTCGAACAGATCACGCCACTTGCTACCACGTCCACGGTAGTTTATCGGTGCCGGTGCTTTCTTTGATTGAATTTTGTAGTGCTTCATGGTTGTTTTCCTTTTAGGTTGGTTTGATTAGCGAATTGTTCGCCATTGCTTGTTCAGCTCTTTCATGCGTTTGTTGTATCGTGCTTTGCGTTGTCGTCTCCGTCTCGCTCGTGGATCTGTCCAACGTTCGTATATGCTGAAGATAATGTACCAAACAGGTACGAAACTAAATAAAACTACAATGTCAACAATTGTTGGGTTCATTATTTCTGCTCCTTAATTAAGTCGAGTGTTTTTTCTATCCAGTCCACCAAACCTTCCGGTGTATACTCCCTTTGTTTTTGGGTGCAACGTGTAGTCCCTGCAACATTACCAGCAATGCTCCGTCTCTTACCTTTCTCGCAGTAATGTACTGTGTCGTCTTTTGGCGGTAGTGGTGGCAGATCTTCAGGCGTTACGCCTACAATGTACAGTTTTGTTTTCTTGTGTGCGACATGACCGAAATCATATTGGTCAATCTCAATAACATAACCACCGTAAAAATCTGTCTCACCTATCGCTGGTAAATGATTGAACAGTTTTGATCCTGACGGGTGTTCAAGTATCCCACCTACGCGTCTTATCCTATCAACAGACCACGGCGCAAGTCCCTTTTCTTTTGCTATC